TATTAATTTTTTATCTACTATTTTAAACTTTTCAATATTATTTAAAACATATTCATCTTTTGCTAAAACTATAAAATCTATTATCTTATTATAATCTTCTTCAAAATCTGAATAAAATTTCATATCTTGTATTCCTGTAGCTTTATTCACTATATCGCCAGTTCTTTTCATATAGAATAAAGTCATCGACCTTTCCATTTCTTCTAATGTCATCTAAACACCCCCTAAGCTAATACTACATATGTTACTGTTATTCCTGTACTTCCTGCTAAACTTCCATTTGTTGAGTTTCTCCAGTCTGCGTTGCCATGCACCTTAAATGTTCCATTACTTGTGTTTCTTTCTGTATAATAACAATTAAGCCAATAAAGAACATATTCTCCATCTCTTTTAACATTTTTAGGACTAACAATAACCTCAAAATCTTTCCCTCTGAATTCTTCGGGTAAAGTTATTAGATTTCCAACTTGTACATTTGCATTTGTTGAAACTTCACCTTTATAAGTTAGCGAATGATAGGCCTTTGAAACTGAATCTTTCTGCCAGTAAAAGCCATTACTTCCCATTATAGCTTTTCCTTGATTATTATTAAATGTAACTTCTACACCATCTTTATTTATAAGAACTGCTCCGTCATTTAGAGATAATCCGTTGTTAGGGTCGTATTTTAAAGCTCCATTCCCATAGCTAAATGTTCCATCATCTAAATTAAACCAAGATAAACCATTTTGACTTATTAATGTTCCAGCCATTATAAAGTCAGCTATGAATCCCGCTCCAGTACCAAATGTTCTATAATCCCAGTCTTCGGTTCCTGGTTTATATGAGTTAGCTATCATAAAGCCTAATGTACCTATCGCCAAGCTTCCGAAGGTCTTTGAATTTGGTACTCTATCCTCGAATATCATCCCTAAAATGTCTTGTGGTTGTGCTACATCTTTTAATGCTTTAAATTGCGTTTGTAGTGCATCTATAGTGCCACTTAGTAGATTAGCTCTTACTGTTCCATCTTTATTGGTTATGCTATTGATTTTTTGTTGTATATCGAATTGGTCTTTTATAAAATTATTAACTACATTTCCTAATTCAATAGAAATATATTCCCCTGTTAGCATATCTTTTTCAAAATCAACTAATCTTGCTTTAACATCAATGTCTAAGTGAGGAATATAGCAAGTAACTGTATCACCTTTATTTAATTTTAAAAGGTCTTTAAAGTCTTTATAATATGTTGTATTAGATAGGTTTATCATATCAATTTTATAATTTACTAAAGGCTCATCTATTCTTGTAGCAAATAATTCTTCACATTTTTTAATTAATTCTTGCCTAGCTTCATCTATTGTATCGAATCCTTCTGTATTATTTTCACCTTTTACTTTCACGTCAGAAAACTCTATAACCCTCATTCTAGGGTGGGTGTATTTATTAATTAGAGGACTATCTACCCAGGGAGTATCACCTTCTAACATAATACCATCAAAGCCAATTGGGATTATTCTAGTTACAACTTGGTCTAAATTGATATTCTCTTCAATTTCATTTAAGTTATAGCCAAATTCTGCTCTAATTCCATTATCCGAGCCAAGTCTTTCATAGAAATATACATCAAAGTTTTCGCAATAAAATTCTCCACCCCATCTATTTATGAAAGAGTTATCGTTATTGCTTAATAAAGCTTCTACAATATTTTTTCTAACATAATAGGCCGTACTTATAGTCGATATATCAGAATGTCCTGTAAATCCAGTATTAGCTAAAATATCATCTAGTGCTGATTTTCCAGTTTTATCGGTAGGTCTAACATCTAGTAGGACTGTATTAGCTAAATCAAAAAAAATAGGCCTAGCATAAGCTACAACCTTATAAAGAGATTTTATTACATTGTATATTCTAAATAACTTTTTCTTTCCATTATCTTGTACTGCTACTACATTATCAAATTGGATATATTTCCATCTTTCCTCTTCATCTAAAAAGTGTTCAATGTATAACTCATTTTCCGAATCTTTATACGTGCATGCAGTAGGCTTTAGAGTTATATCTCCATTTGCTTTAAAATTTGTATTGGTTTTAACGTATATTTGAATCATTACACACACCTCCAGTTAGGTGTTATAAAAATACGAAAATTTCCTGTCCATTCAAAAGTATTTTCTCCTTCTTTCAGGTATAAATCTTCATAATTTCCAGTAAGAGTTGTATTGTTAATAATTCCTTCTCTATAACATAAGCCTTTATCTGTATCTATTATTAATTCTTGCCCTACATTAACTTTTATTAATTTATTATTAACTGTTAGTGATAATTCTCCATTTCCTACTATTCGATAAATAGGTCTTGATACTTCATACTGATTATTAACTAGATTGTTTAATTCTTCTTCTTCTGTATTAAAATAAGTGTAAGGATCACAAGTAAAAACACAATTAAATTTCCCTAATCTTTTCATATCTCTTGTAGGAGTTTCTATTGTAACTTTATTAACTTTATAAAACACTTCTAAATCATCACAAAATTTAAGTTTCCCATCTCCATTTGACAGTAACCATCTTTTAATATTTCTCCAATCCTTATCCCATAAATTAGAGTGCTTTGATATAAAGTTAAAACCAACGGGAATTTCTATATCACTATAACCTTTTTCACGATATAATGTTTTCCCTCCAGGCACTTTTACAGTTTCATATTCCATCACAGGACTAGGCTTAGGAGGTCTAGCAACTATAAGTAAATTTACATCTAAATTTGTTCCACTATTGTATACTAAAAAATATTTACGCAAATCCTAAACCTCCTTTACCTATTCTGTAATTAGATGTACTTCTATCCATTTTCTTTATTACTTTTTCAGTAACAAATTTGTCGATTTGGTCATTTCCTATATAGACCTGTACTGCAATATCTCCAGTACTATTATTGTTATTTAAACCTAGAATTGCTTTAGCAGTTTGCATAGCAGTATCTTTTATCATATTTTCGCTTTGTAGATGATTTTTAATCTTAGTACCTCTAGGTAAGTCTATTACTTCATAACCTCTTTCATTTATTGCAGTTAATCCACCTTGGAAGTAATTTGTTCCAAGTGCATTAGTAACCATTCTACCCCCAACCATTCTGTCGGTGTAAGTTACTGAAGCAGTTTTAGGCTCTGGCAACCAACTCTTCCACCATTTAGATAATTTATCCCATGCACCAAGAATTTTTCCAGTTTTATCATCTACATCTTTTCTTAATGATTCGTTCATTGAAAATATTTTATCAACTGCCTTTTGCCTTGTTTCCTCGGCTGCATTAACAATTTCATCTCTTTGTCTTTTAGCGTCCTCTATCATTTTATTAGCTTGTTCTTCGCTTATAACTCCTGCTTCATCTCTTAACTTTGTTATTGCTGCAATTCTTTTTTCGTATTCTTCATTAGCTAAATTAACTGCTTGTGCTTTACTTTCATTAAGTTTTGCTATATGTTGAGATACCTGTTCAGCAGTTACTCTAGTATCATAATCTTTCATTCTCTGAAGGATAATCTGTGCTTCAATTTCATTATCACTTAATGCTTTTACTGCATTTTCTCTCATCATATTTTGTAATGCAGTAATCTGGTTAACTTCATCTTGTGTCAATGCTCTTTTTTCTTGACTCGCAGTATTCATTATCTGATTAATACTATTCTCATAATTTTGAGTTTGAGTTTTTTTATCTTCATAAAAAGTGCTTGTTTTAGCAAGTATATTAGCTTGTTCTTCTGATGTTAGAGTGCTTTGTATATTGAACATATCTTGTAATTGAGCTATACTATCAGTTTTCTGCTTTTCATATCCTGCTACAACTTGATTACTCATTTCTGAAAATGTTGTTGTTAATTCAGTTTTTATGCCCTCTGATATTTCAGTAGAGTTTAAATATAAATCAAATAAAGTGCTTTTTGCATTGTCGTCCATTTCAACGTAAGATCCAATCGCTTCTTGTGTAGCTTGACTTATTTTAGTTGTAAAAGACATCATTCCTTCTTCGACTTTAATGCCATATTCAGTCATCGCTTCAGAAGAAGTCATTACTTTTTCTTCAAATAAATCAATACTTGGAATAGCTTCTTTAGTTAGTCCTTTATATATTCCATATCCAACACCTGCTATTGCTGCACCTGCTGCAACATATGGTGCTGCTGCTAAAACTACACTTCCTAAACTTGTTGCTAATCCTCCAACTCCTGCAATTCCTCCTGCCGAAGCTGCTGCACTTCCTACTGCTCCAGTTGCTACTTTTGCTGCTCCTAAAGTAGTGGATAATTTACCTGCTATTTTAAGCACTCCCCCAAAGCTTTGTGCTAGTTTTCCAACTCCACCTATAACTGGACCTACTGTTGCACTTAAAGCTGCGAATTTAACTATGTTCTCTTTAGTTGCTGGGCTTAGATTATTAAATTTTTGTATCAAATCCTTTATTACTACAAGTCCATCTTTTACTATAGGAAGTAATTGCACTCCTATTTCTCGAGCCATATCCACTATTTCATTTTTTAGAATTTTAATTTGACTTTCAGTTGTAGCGTACCTTTGACTAGCTTCATTTGTTAATGCAGTATTTTCTTCCCACGCTTTACTACCAATTTCGATGGATTTACTAAATAAATCTCCAGCACTACTTGCTCTTAAAAGTGCGTCTCTTACTCTAATTTCACTAAAACCTAATTCATCTAATACAGTTGCTTTATTTTCTAACTTTCCTAAACCTTCGATAAAATTTATTAATGCTCCAGTTGCATCATTTTTGAATTTATCTGCAAATTCTTCTGTAGTAAGTCCAGCAACTTTAGCAAAATCTCCTACGGATTCAGAGCCACTTTGAATAGCCCTCTGCATTTCTAGCATTACTTTAGAAAAACTACTTCCCCCCGATTCCGCCTCAATACCTACCGAACTTAAAGCAGCAGATAGAGACATAATATCAGCTTCAGTCATTCCAACTTGTTTACCTGCTCCAGCTAATCTCATAGCCATTGAAACTATATCAGATTCAGTTGTGGCCATGTTGTTCCCAAGTGCTACTATGGTTGATCCTAATTTATCAAAATCTTTTTGAGACATTTGAGTAATATTAGCAAACTTCGCAAGTTGACTTGCTCCTTCTTCTCCAACAAGATTAGTTGCATTTCCTAAATCTATTATTGTCCTAGTAAATCCTAAAATGTTATCTTTTTCTATTCCTAATTGTCCTGCACTTTCTGCAACTGCTGCTATATCCTCTGCACTTGAAGGAAGTTCTTTAGACATTTGTTTTATTCCTTCTTCAAGTCTTTTAAAATCTTCTTCAGTCCCATCTACAGTTTTCTTTACTCCTGCAAAAGCTGATTCGAAATCTATTTGTGCTTTTATTGCTGCAGTACCTAATGCTATGATAGGTAAAGTTACAGTTTTAGTTAATGTTGAGCCTATTTTACTAGCTTTATCACCGAAATTAGAAAATTTTTCTCCTGCATTTTTAAGGCTATCTCCAGCTTTGATCCACTTAGAATTTTGAGTTTCTAATTCGACATTAGTTTTATTAAGTTGAGATTGAATACTTGCTAATTGTGCTTCTGTTTCATTTATTTTAACTTTGTAGTTATTAACAGTTTTAATATTCTTATCAACTACATTTTTCTGTTCATTATATTGACTATTTAACTCATCAAGTTGCTCTTTTAGTCTATAAGCGACTTCTGTTTCTTCTCCGTAATTCTTTATAGCAGCTTTATATTTAGCTTCAAGCATTTCTTTATTTTTTTTCATTTCTTGAAGCTTTTTATTATTTTCATCTGCTCTATTACTAGCTTTTTCTATGCTATTTTTATATAAGTCAATTTTATCTTTAAGAGTAGAAGTCTGTTTAACCAAAGCTTGTTGCTTGTATACTAAATCATTTGTACTATTGCCAAATTGCTTTAATCTTTCTCCAGCAAGTTTTATTTCACTTTGTGTAAGTTTATACTGTGCATTTATATCTTTAAGTTTTTTATTATGTTCATTATCATCTATTGTAAATATTGTACTAACTTTTCTTATTGCTTCACTCAATATCTCACCTCCTTAAAAAAGGTCTGAAAAGCTATCTACATATACAGTTTCTTCTTTTTCTTCATCACTTCCAAAGAATACGTCTATAGTTTCGCATATTAATTCTCTTAGATTATTTTTAAAATAATTACTATGCATTTCTTCTAATATTAAAATTTGTCTTAATGTAGAATTTAAGAATTGTTCTTCTGACATTTTCAATTGATGAACTGCAATGTAATAGTAATAATCTAAGTTAAAATCCTTAACATCTATTTCTTTTCCTTGATTTTTTGATTTTTTTTTACTTCTGATTTAACTTGAAATTCTGATACATCTGAAAGTTCTTGATTAAGTAAATCTAAAGTTATATTACTTAATGTTTCAATTGCTTTTATATTAATTAACATATTGTTTTTTATATCATCTTCTGATATTTCTTTATTTGCCATACATCTTATAATAGATGGTAATTTTTCAAAATCATTTTCAAAGGCATATTGATAAATTAATAGAAAAGCGTTTCCATATTCCTTGTGCATTTTTATTAGTGCATTAAAATCTAACTTTAATTCTATTTCTTCATCTTTAATTTTTATTTTGTATGTTTTGATTTCATTTACTAGCATATTTCCTCCAAATTAAATAGGGTAGCATTAAGCCACCCTAAAGTTTATTAAGCTACTGTTGTATATGTTAAAACTGTTTCTGGCAACATTTGTCCAAACATATCTTTTGTACTTGTTATTGTTAATGTATGCTTTGTTGTAGCATCTAAATTTCCACTAGGTTTTACCGTTAAGATTTTCTTTGTATCATCTAAAGCTACTGTTACTGGGATTTCCTTTTGTGCATTATCCTTGAAAGATACTTTATAATCTATTAATTGGTTACTAAATGTTAAAGCAATACTTGATCCAGTTCTCGCTAGAGTTTGAGCATTATTTTGTGGATTAGCATTTGTAAGAGTAAATTCAGTTGCTTTTAATTCTGTTGGTACTACAACTGTTTTTCCCCAAGTAATAGCATGATTAGTTTCATTAAAATTAACATCATCACTTTTTACTGTATGCTTCCATTGTCCATTATTTAACGCCATAAACGTACCATTCAAAGATTGTGTTTGAAATTCGGTTGAGCCTTCTTTAGTCTTTCCCTTGTCCTCTGGGATACGTAATTTCCCTTTAAATAAAGTTAAATACTCCTTAACTCCACCACTCAATGTTTTTTCTAACATTAATGCGATATATGGAGCTTGATCATCTACACTTTCAATAATTCCTCCAGTGGTAGATAATTTCTTTCCTAATAGAGCAACATAATCTTCTGTAAAAATCGAAGTAAAATCTAATGTTAATTCTATTGCTCCTAATGCATTTTCACTTTCCCATAATCTATTTTCAGCATATATACTAGATTCTTCTTCATTTGCAACTATAGAAAACTCTCTCAACCCTTGTAAATATGTTGCTGGAGCATAAATAGGAGTATCTCCATCTTCTTTTAATATAGCGTAATATGCTTTTTCAACACCAGTTGTTATTTTTTTAGATTTTTTAGACATCTTCATTCCTCACTTTCATAATTAAATCTAAGGATATAATGAAAAAGTTTGGTTTTTCCCTCATACAAGGAGCCACCAAACTCTTTCCTGAATCCATTTTCTTGCATAACTTCTTTTATATTTTTTACTATTTCTGTATAACTTCCTTTAGTAAATATATCTACTTGTATACTATAATTAGTTTCTATCTCTTCATTCTCAGCATAAAGGGAGCCTTGCTCACTCAATATCTCATATTCAATATAGGGAGCAGTTGTATTATCTGGGCTTTTCAATAGATATATTTTATTTTCAGCTAAATCAGCTATTCTTTTATCTAGTATTACTTTTCTTATAAATTCTTCTATCATTCAAGCACCTCATTTATTATAATTTTAACTGCTTTATCTGATACTTTATCTACCGAATTACTAAAGAATCCTATATGTTTTTTATTTTTACTAGAGCCAAATTCATTATATATATCCTCTAAAGTATCCCCTTTAACCTCAAAGCCTAAATCTCCATCTATTCTCCTAATACTACTTTTCCATCTTTTTTTCATTCTTCCAGTATTAACAGGAGTGTTTTTAATAACTTCATTCCTTACTATTTCAGCACCTATTTTTAATGCTTTTCTCTTCTTAGTATCAGAAATATTCATATCATCCAAATCTTTAAATATATCGTCAAAGCCTTTTATTTCAATTCCCATTATTAATCACCTGTAATTTTGCTTTTATTTTTAATTCTTTATTTAGATATTTTATATTATCTATCTCGATAATTTCATATCTTTGACCTTTGAAAAGTATATAGCAATTAGCATCTATATTTTTATAGTACCTAGTATAGAAAACTGTTATATTTTCAGATAATTGTTGTTTACTATCCCAATATTCTTTTCCATACAAATCATTAACATCAGCCCAAGATTTTTGAAAAGTAACATATTCCTCTTTAGAAATCCTTCATTATCGAAGGTATTTTCTAGTCTTTGAAATTCAATTCTATGTCTTAATTGCCCTATATTCATACTACATCACCTTGTGTATATTTGAGTTGTACAAGTATTACTTCTAAAGAAAATGCTATCTTAGTTACATTTTTTCCTACTGTTTCTACTGCTCTATTTTCAAACCAATGGGCCACTAATATTTTTATAGCAAGTTTATAAAGCTCTTTAGTATAATCTTTTGTTATACCTGCATTAGTAAGATATTCTTCTGCTGCAATTTGTAGAGTTTTAACAAAATCATCTTCTTCATTATCATCTAATTTTAGATATATTTTTAATTCTTCTAAATTCATATTAACCTCATAATAAAAAGGTGCATTTAACACCCTTTTAACTATTTAACTTTAATTTCTACGTAACCATTAACAACTGCTTTTTTATCTCTTAAAGTAACATCTTCTCTTTCAATAGCTCTAAATAATGTTAAATCTTCTTCAAAAGCATTTAATCCATCAACCGCTGCTATATCAGAAGCTCTTATACTCATCATTTGTCTGTCCCATAAAACTACTGCTTCATTTAAATCTCCAATTATGAAAGGTATTTTATTATCAGTAGTAGGCATATCACTATTAGGGATAACTTCAATTGGCACTGTTGTTGCTCCAGCTGAAAGTCTCATAGCCATTGGTTGGTTTAAAACTGGTTGCAGTATATACTTGCCATCGCTCGTTTGTAATGTATCAAGATATTGAAGTCCATCATCATTAGTGATTATTTTACTTGTAGCTTTAAACGCTTGTCCTAGAGTTACATTTAAAGCTTTTTTAATATCATCTAATCCATTAAGTTTAACTTGTTCTAAAGTTCCTATAACTTCTAATATTAATTTATTAGATGTAACCCTTGATTCATCACCTATCCACTCTATTAAAGTGTTTGTTATATTTGCATCAGAATCAGCTAAAAGTTCATTTGTTACAGGAAAATACCCTGCATATTTATCAATTTCATATGATATTCTTTCAAATTGTGGTGTATTTTTAGCACCTATTTTGCCACCTTCTCCAACTTTAGCAAATCCAGTTTGTTGAGCTCTAGCTTTAAAAGTTCTTTGTCCTTTATTAGTAGTTACATTTTCAACTCTAACTAAGTCTCTTAAAGATCTTTTAGCGCCTCTATAAGTTTCAATTCTTGTTTGAATATCCTCTGGAACTGTATATCCACCATCTGCAGGAGCTCCTTCTGCCATTTTATTATTAATTCTGAATCCACTTCTTGCTGCATTTGCAAATTCTTTTGTTGAATCTTTTACTTTATTCGTAATTTCTATTACATTAC